CCAGCCGTTCACGGTCGCCTCCGGGGTCTCCGCCGTAGTGTAGGCAAGGGAGTTGCCGTTTGCCAGAGGGGAAGCGGTGATGCTGACGGTCTGCGTCTGCGGCTCTCCGCTCTCGGTCGTGGTGTTCAGCTCACGAGTGGGGCGGGTGCAGGTGCAGTTATAAAGAACAAACTTCGTTCCGTTCACATCGCCCTCCTCTTGGAACAGCAAGGCGAAAGACTTGGGCTGAATGTTTGCATTCTCAATCATCACCTTGCTGGTGGTGTCAAGAGTATACCCGAAAACATCCTTGAGGAATGCCTCGGGGAAAACGGCGACTTCGAGATCGCCGGTGTAGCCGCTGTTCGCCACGGCTACGAAATACTGGATGTTGTCCGCATAAAACGGGGTGGTATCGCCGGAAGGCTCCAAAGACAGGCTAACTGCGCCGGGGATGGCTACGGGAGTGCCGTAGGTGTTATTTTCCCCGTCGAGGATAGCGTAATGGACATTCGAGATACCGAATTTAACTTTATCAGCCATTTTTACACCTCGATTTCATAAACTACTTGGTTACACTGTTGATCCTCAATGTAACTTTCGGACTTTTGCCAAAACAGAGAGGACAAAGCCTGTTCGACTTTGCCCTCTGCTGTTAGGTCTTTATCTTTTGTGTAAAGCTCAACCTGTATATGGTTGATGGGGTGATACACCACATTGTCAGCGCCAAAATTATTGGAGTAGGAGACGCGATAGAGGATATACGGTAACTTTTGCGGCTTATTGAAGTAACCGTAAGCTACGGGCATCCTCGTCTGTTTTAACAGGGAATTGACCTCTTGCAGTGTCATCCTTTCTTAATCACCACCTTTACACGGGTTAATAGTTTCTGCTCTGCCTTTTGCTCCGCTGGGCCGATGTGGGGGAATGGGCGGGCAGAGCCTTTTGCGGTTCCGCCTGGGCCTGCGTGACCATGTTCCAGCAAGTGCGTGAGCTGGTAATCCGTTTTGTTGAAAATTCGCATACGGATATCGCTGTAGCTCTCATATGCGACCTTGTCACGCCAACCGGCCTTATAATCGCCGGTCTGTACCGGGCTGCCGGTCACAATGTCTTGGCGGCATTCCTTTGCCACCTGCCGAACCTCTTTTTTTACGCCATCCGTAACGGCCTGGTCATAGTTTTTCAGTTCGGACAGGATTGCCGTTGCCAACTCATCCGGTCTAACCGTTTTCGACATCGTTGCCCACCTTTTCCTCTAGGTACAGCTCTATTTCATCGCTGCCTGTTGCAAAATAGGTGCGATAAATGGAATAGCGTGTGCCGCGCCACTCGGCTAATTTCTGCCCAGCATAGTTGGCGATAGGAGTAACCGCCACAAGGGACGGCTGCAAGCCGTTTTGACCGGCGGAATAGAACTCCGCCCGTGTAGCGGACTGCAGCCGCGCCCAGACCTGTGTTGTGGTTTCTGTGGCAATCTGTACCCCGATATCGTTCTGCTCAAAGGTTTGGGAGATTAATGTAATGAGATCATCCAAATCAATCACCCACCTTTTGCTCAAACAGCCGGTTGTTGAGTGCCCACCGGAGCATCCGGGGCATTGCTACGACCTTTTCCCGGCGTTGCCGGTAAAGGTAGGCGGCGTACATCTCCACAAGCATAGCATCACCGGTGCTGGTGGAAAGTACGATTCCCTCGGTAGCGATATACTCCTTGGCAGACGCGATCAACGCCGACAGGTAATCGTCAAGCGCTGTTGTGGAAAGTTGCAAATCAACCTTCAAGATCACGAGGATATCAGCGTCTGTCATGCTTTAACCCCCTTTTAGGAAGCCTTGGTTACATTGACTGTGTAAACAACGGTCTCGTTTCCATTCTTGACAGTAACGGTCAGAGGATGGGCAGCGCCATCAGCCAGCCAGGTAACAGAGCCGCCGTTCTTCACATTGGCGTTGTTGTAGGCAATAGCGACCTGCGCACCGGCAACCTCGGTAGTGGCGTTTACTGCAGCAGTCGCAGCGGAAGCGGTAGCGGTGTAGCTCAGCACATCGCCATCAAAAGCAGGGCTGAGGGACAGGTTTCCAACGGTCAGAGCGGACAACTTAGCGTTGTTGGCGGTATCAGCCGCAAAGGTCATGGAGGTGGTTACGGAAGCGCCGTTAATGTTGATCGCCACAAAAGCGCCGGGGATAACGGGCATACCGTCAGCACGCTCTTTGCCGCGGAATACGGTGTTGTCCTGAATGAACTGAACCTCGCGGGATGCTTCGATGGTCATGCCGGAGCGCTGCGCCCACAGGTACAGGTCGCCATAGCCGCCAACGATGTCGCCATCGGGGATAAATTCGAGGATTTCCACATCACCGCCGATGATGGGCATGGTCATACCGTCAAAGGTGACATACCGGCCCAAAGCGGTAGCAAGGATTGCCTTGGACTGCAGAGTAGCCAGGGTCTTGCTGTTCATAGCCCAGAAGCGCTCGCCGCGGGAATAGCGGGTGAAGGTGTTACCAGCAGCAACAGCCAGCGCAGCCCAGAAAGCCTCGCCGGTGGAAGCGGTGGGAATGGTGATGATGTTGGAGGTGTGCAGGTCAACCCAAGCAGGAGCATTGGCCGGGTAATCGCTGGGTTTGCTCTCCTGCGCCAGACGCGTCACAATACCAAGAGGCATCTTCTGACCAGCGCCCTTGCCGTACAGGATGGCCTTATCCTTGGCAAGGCCGATAGCCTCGGACAGCATCTCGACGATCCAGGAGGCGAGGTTTACATCGTTATCCTCCAGCAGGGAATTACAAACAGGAACATAACCGGCAACCTTGAAGCCGTCAAGAGTGATCTGGTTAAAGCTGAAGGTCAGCTCATTGATGGCGCCGCACATTTCAGTCCAAACGGCCTCGGGGACAGTACCGGCAATGGTCTGACGGGCTTCGCCATTGACATTGCGGATGCGGACCCGACGCATCAGTTTGGAGTAGCGATACATATTCTCGGCAATAAGGTCGAGGAATACAACAGGGATGGTCAGCTCACCACCGGTGATATCTCTCTTGCTGCGGGCAGCGTTACGAAGCTCCGCAAAGAAGGTCTGCACATCGGGCTGGGCTACGATAGCGTCACGCTGCTCTTTGGGAAGAGCGTCAAAGGCGCGCACATTCATGGGGAGGGAGCGAATGTTGATGGTATTCATGGTAAAATCATTCCTTTCGTCTTTCTTTTCTGCTTTGGGTTCAGCCTTGGGAGGATCCTTTTCGGCATTTTCCAAGTCTTCCTCAAGGCCCTTGATTTCTGCGGACAGTTTTTCTTTTTCGGCGTTGTGGGCATCCTGTTCCTCGGTAAATTTGTTCATGGCGTCCTCAACAGCCTGCTGCTCCTCATCGGTGGTAGCTTCGCCGATTGCTTTTTCGATTTCAGCGGAGCGTGTTGCAAATTCTGCGTCTTTAGCTACCAGTGCCTCAAAAGCTGCTCTTTTCAGTTCCAGCTTTTTGGCAATCATAATGGATTTCAGTGCCATGTCAGCACTCCTTTCTTAGCTTTTTGAGGGCTTCGGCCCTCCATTGGTCGAGCTTGCGCTCGTTGATCTTTTCAAGGTCTTTTTTCCGAGCCTCTACCATGGTGTCCTCGTAGGCCGGGAAGGTAACGACCGATACCTCATACAGTTTGACTTTGCGAATAGTCCACACGGTTGTGCCATCTGGCCGGATTTCGGTTTCCTCGTCAAGGATGTCAAAGCCGAAAGAACATTGGGAAACATCCCCACGCTTTACGCGCTCATAGGCGTTCATGGCATCCTGATCCGCTTGATTAATGAGGATGGACCCCCAAAGGCCCAAATCGTCAACGCGGAGGGTCAGTGTACCAGCTGTTGTTCTGCCAAGCACGATTGTGGTATCATGGTTAACCAGCGCCCGAATATCATCACCGAGGGTACCATCAAAGGCTCCTCGGTCAATGCGCTCGATGGCTTTATCCCACATCCGGTATTCGCCGGTAAAGGTGGCGAAATAGCCCTCAATGTAGAGGTTTCCATCAGCAGCGCGGGTTTTGAAGTCGCCACTGCGGCTGATTGCCTGTCTTGCTCCTACCATTTACTCACCTCCTCCGTTTAGTTTTTTCTGATCGCCAAGGCGGTCCGCGGGAATGTAGTTTTCAAGGGCCAAAAGCTCATCCATTCCCTCGTGCGGAGTAAGCCCAACCCAACTGCGCCACTCGTTCCGTGTCATTGCCATGCGGTCAACCATTTCCGCGCCAGCTTTGATGGTTTCCTCCAAGGAATAGTTGTAGAGGGAGCGGACATTGAAGCGGAAAAAGTAATCCGGAGATACGAGCAGCTTTCGGCTAAACTCCTGCTCCAAAATCTGTGCAATCGGCATGATACGGGAAGAAATAAAGTTGTTCCATTCGTCTCGCTTGAACTCGCCAACGCCCAAAACAAAAGGCGGCACGCCAAGAATGGTTGCCACCGTCGTTTTATCCAGTTTTACGAAGTCTGCCAGCGCAAGATCAGATAGAGTAAGGGGCCTTACCTGTTCCACCGAGAATTGCTCGGCAGGAATCAGCCAAGGTTCCCCGGCTTTATTGCTTGCAACAAAATCGCCAAGGAGCTTTGCCCGCCCCTCCGGGTCAGAAAACTCGTCCGTCAGCGAATCCACCTTCACGATAAGAGACGGTTTCCATTCACTGGCCATGAAACCATTTTCTGTTTTCGCCGCTTGCTTTAGGTTATTTGCCACATCAGCCAGCGCAATGCTGTACCCAGTGCCTTGCCATGGGTAGTAATTGCTCGGATTTATGGCAAAATGCAGCACATCCTCCGGGTCATAGGGTTCCCCAGATATTTCGATGCTATAATACCGTTCCCCATTCGGTACAAATGCTACAAACGCCGCCGGAATCGGGTCAAGCCGCCGGAGCAGCCCCTTCCGGGTCTTTGGGAGCACTACAGCGTTCCCCCGGCCATCCAGCAGCATTGTTTTGATGATCCACTGGATAAAGTTTGACCGGCCCATGTAACTGTTTGGCTCGATATCAACCACACGAGACAGCCCATTTTTAACCCGGATATCTCCACTATCGGTGTTTTGCATCAGATAGATTGTCATGCTTCCAATTAAAGACGCAATCCTATCAACAGCAGCACAGATTTCCGGGTTGTGCGCAAGGTCTGTATAGCCGGAACAGGTTAGGTCTTTCCAGCCGGTTCCATCACACAGGCATACAGCGCTCCGCGTTTGGGGCTTATCCCGAGAGCGGAAGCGCTCAAAAAAATTTGCTATGCTCATTTATCACCCCACCATTTCTTTCCTGCTTTAGATTTATCCAAAGCCTCCAAGTACCGCACCGTGGCGAATACGGAGGCATCGAACACATCAATTCGGTTTGTCGGTCTTACCTTGTCGTACTGGATCATGTCGTCTGTCTTTTCGACGGCCGAGACATTCCCAACACAATACTCATATGCTTCGGAATGCATATAGTACAGCGTCCCATTTTTGGCGCTCTGCTCGATATGCCGGAAACCTTCTGATTTCCTGTAAAAATACTGCGGTTGGTCGATAATGTTAAACCCAGCCGATTTCATGCCAATGAAATACTCTCGGCAGAATTTACGGTCATGCCCCACCTGTCGTATTCGGAAACCGCGCTTTCGCATTGTAACAAACCAGTTGACAACATCGGCGTGGTTTACGGTTGGACTGTTGCACATGGTCAAAAGTCCATCATCGGCCCAGCCGAAAAGCGGTATACCATCCTCGTCGGCCTTAACATGAGCCTGCACCACAGGGAACCAAGCGTGACTGATGATGATATCCACGCCTTTGTAATTTCCAAAAAGCGCAGCCGCCGTTAGGTCGTGCATTTTTGAGAGGTCTGCACCACCGTACCAGTCTATTGGGAGCTTGGAAAGCTCGTCCAGCGTCCAGTTGTATTTTTCATCGCTTCGCCGGAATTCGTCGAGGTTGAAATAGGACTTGATAGCCCCGGTATAGACATTGAGAGACTTTGCGAAGAAATCTTTCCGCTGCTGCGGGTCATTCTGCGCCTGCAAGCTATCGTTTAGAATTTCCTCCGGCCGGATGGAAACGCCATAGGCCGGATTGGCCATCTCATGTACCAGGGGATTGGTATAGTCGATATTTCCCTCCTCATCCGGATTGGCGCAGCACATAAAGATAAAATATTGTTCGTCCTTGATTGTGCCATCCAGCACCTTTCGGCAGTATTGCAGCCGCTGCCCAAGGAAGCCCTGTTCGTTATCGCCAGCCGTGGAAATACCTATCAGCAGCTTGTTGGTGTAGGCTTTCATGGCTTCCTTAAAAAGGTTGTACTGCTTAGGCTTGGTAAAAGCGTGGATTTCATCGCAGATCGCAATATTGCAGTTAAGAGAATCCTGCGCATCCGGGTTTGCAGCCAGAGCGCGGATAAAAAACGAGCCGTCTGGAAGCTCTGCCTCCATTGAGTGCTCGTTGTTGTTGTCAATGATCTTTACACCGCCGCCATGCTTCTCGTCCTCGCCCATAAGCCGGATGTTATAATCCAGAAAATTAAAGCTTTCAAGGGACTGCATCAGAGCCGCGGCCGATATGTAGGTTTTGGAACCGCTGCGCCGGTACCACAGGGACAGCGCCCATGCGAGGGAAGCGGCAAAACTGGTTTTGATGTTCTTTCGAGGGATAAAAATAAGGGCTTCATGAAACCGCACCACATCGGTGCCTTTCAACTTAAACCCAAGAAGATTGTATATGATGAATTTGTGAAACGGCTCCAGCAGGAACGGCTTTCCCCGGAGCGGTGTACCGTCCAGCTTTTCCCCCTGCTGGTGGCAGAGGGTCTTTTCGATGATTTGAATACAGAACTCCGGCCCTTTCGGCGCGAAATCGTACTCGTCATTATCGAGGTCAGCAAAGAAACGGTCAACAGCCTGCCGCAATTCCTTGCAAGCGACCTTTCTCCCGTCTCTGATGCTTTCGGCATACTCAAGGACTACGGGCCAGTTCTTACCCTTAATCTGTCTCAAGGCTGGCAAGAGCAGCGGCAAGGCCGCCCTTTTCCTCCTTTTCCTTCACTCCGCCGGTCATTTTGCGGAAACTCGATGGAGTAAGCCCCAATTCGCGCCAGTATGCCAGTGCGCTCTTGTTGAGGTCGTCCCACAGAATCAACAGAGGGTTTTTTACCATGTTTGTGGCGTTCCCTTTGTTGGTATATTCGATGACGGACTTACCGCCTGACTTTTTGAACTCGGCCTTGGTCTTATCCCGCTGTTCCAGTATCTCTGCAAGCGTTTCTACCGCAGATTGATAAGATGGGTCGGCCGTACCGAGTTTTTCCATCTGTTTTTCGATAGTTTCAACCCATTTTTCCTTTGTCATGGCTTCCCCTTTCTCAAAAATATACCGTAGAGTTGGAAAAAGT